GAGATTCAATGGAAGAAGGTCAAGATAAACATCAATCCTTCCATCAACCCAAAGAAGCTAACTACCGCTCATACGTTCTGTATTGGTGGAGGAACAATATTCAACCGTAATGATGACCTCTATATTGATGTCGACCAATACGGTAATGAATCGTTGGTAGAAATCATTGTTGCGGAAAGGGGTATTGAGGATGAGAGTATTTTGGAAGAGGTGTAAAGGTATCCAAAACGATGTAGAAAAGGTATCTCAACAGGCGAAAACGTGGAGAGGGGTCATAAAAAACCCCTTTCTTCGTTTCAGGATTGTCGATAAAAGAGAGAAAAGGTATCCGAAGGTATCCAACAAAATTTCATTATTCCTGCAGTAATAGATGAGTGGGATACCTTTTCTCTCTTTTCTCTCTTTTTTTAAAGACTTTATAAGAACTCATTTTGATTTCTATTATCTTTCTTGTGAAAAAAAGAGAGAAAAGGTATCTCCGGTATCCGACACCCTATTTTCGTGATTTTTATTAGGGTAAAAATCTGAGCTTGAGGATCATCCGAAGCACACTGTTACCTCGTGGGTAGCATTCCTCGATAGGTAAGGTTATCAACACCTTGTCTCTGTGGACGAGCCTCCTACGAGCTTCGTAGGACCAAGAATCCTTGCAAGTTCTTGAATCGTTTAGGGTTACGTCGCAAGCGCTTGCTACAACTTCTAGTTGCATTAAGTGCGTGTAGCTGACTAAACTGCGACCAATGGTCGTCTGTCAACACAGACTGCCAGAGAGTGATTAGAAACTGATGGATTTGCACTAGGGATTTGAGAAGAAAAAACCCACCTACAGATCACTCCATAGGTGGGGTATGGATTACCACGGAGACTCAAAGATTCACGGCGGCTTGTGTCACCAAGCCGCCCACTTTGAATTCACCTTTACCGCTGGTTTCATAGGTCTAATGGAAACCTCACCTAGCGATCCCGCTCGCGTAAATGGACGCTATCCCTTGTAGGGAATACCCCGGACCATAACTTTAAACCGAGGTACGCTCACAGCCGAGGTTAAATCGCAACGCTCGGATCCGCAAGGGGAATTCCAACTAATTTAATCTTGGCTATTTCCATACAATTCAACAACTTGGAAATATTTGACCTGAAAGCGACCTGTATACAGGTGTTTTGCTTGATCGGCATAATCAGCACTGAACCACAATATCTTGTGCATTCACTGGTTATTCACACCATTTCATCTTGACATTTTTTAACCGCTCAAGGCACTGGCAACGGACCTGACTGCCTCGTTGTCGATTTCGTGAGGTAGGCCGATCGTTCCCCGTTTATAAGGGGACAGATCATGACCACGCGACTAGTAGCCATCTCGGCCTTCTACAAGAACGACCGTCCCGAAGGGATCGGAATCAGCATTGATGAGAGCTTCGGGAATCTCGACAACCTACTGGATATCCTTACAGCCTCCTATAACGCCATGTGGGACGAGTGCCAGGCGGAAGGCTCCCTACCAGCGCTAATTGGCGATCTCCGTTCCCAGCTCACTGGAATCGGTTCAAGTAAGCCCCACTACGGCATCGCTGAGGTGTCGATCATCATTGGCAACATCTACCTCCTTGAGAAGCATGGGCAGATGGTTACGGATGAGTTCAATGGATTGCAGTTGGCTTATGTAGAAAATTGAGTGTTGTCTTTCAAATTGTTTGGTTGGATGGTCTCTGGTTGTAAATAGCAAGCCCACAACACAACCAGGAGATCGACATGAAGAAACTCATATTCCGACTAATCAGTTGGTACATCAAGCGCGAAGCAAAAGGTGTCCAGTGAAAACCATCATCGCACTTCTTCTCACACTATCCATTATTGGTTGTTCAGGACCATCAGAAACAAAAATCGTCATGCAAGCTGAAGTGGCTGACTATATGCATGGTGACAACGACTCAGCAGGACGCGATAGATGGATGCATGAAGGCACTGCTGTTCGGGCACTAGCATTCCAAATTGGTTGCTCTAACAAACACTGGGCAGATGACTGCCGGACAAAACTCGAAGATTTTGATTACTAGTATTCCGATACCTAATACTAAATCGTCGATTGGATTCCTCAAAGTAATCATTAAACCCGATCCTCGCGAGTCTCACACGACCCTAAAAAAAGTGTGTTCATAATCTCCAACGCGAGGTCAACAGCAATAACCAATAACGATCTTCAACGCTATTTTCTGGTCAATTTATCAACAGCCGCCTCAATAGTTTTCGCACACCTCTAACTGCTTGACGAGACAGGCAACAGTTCATTAGAGCGACGGACTAATTATCCGCACGACATATCCACTTTTCTATAACTCCACGGAAATCGTGGAGTTTCATTTGTTGCCCCTATTGGTAATTGGTTCGAAGGTGGTCCCTAAGTCAAGGAGATCACATGAACCACGAAATCCAACAATTGATTGAACTGGTAAAGACCAACAAGTCCGTACCAGTACAAACCGTGGTTGAGAACTTCTTTGCTGACATCGTTTGGTCACCGTTGAAAGACGAGTACGACCGGATGACCACTGCTGAAAAGCGTTTCCTCATTGCCAAACTCACCACTGAAAGGAAGACAAAATGACCACCGTTGCTGAAATGACTCGTGCCGAACTCCGTAGTGCCTGCAAAGCTTCTGGCATCAAGTACGGCAAGCTCTCCGTTATGCAAATGCGAGAGGTGTTGATGAAGACACCGGAAATCGTCGCCGAGAAGACTGGTACAACCAAGGCTGCTAAGAAGAAGGTTGCCAAGAAGGGCCGGAAGGAGCGGACTGGTACAAAGATGGAAGGTGCCATTGACGTGGTTGCAAAGAACCCCAACCTTCCTCGTAAGGCCATCATCGCGCTGTTCATCGACAAGGTTGGTCTGACGAAGGCTGGTGCCAATACTTACTACGCTTTGGTAACCAAGAAAGCAAAGTAACCCGTTTCCCCTCTATGTTGATTCGAAGGCCGGCTTGTCCGGCCTTTTTTACGTTCCGAATTCCTTCCGTATATCGTTTCTACGCGGAGTTGGGCGCTATACGAGTACGAAGATAGCGGGGAGGGATTTCAAATCGTTTAATTCGGTCCAATTACCACTAAATAGAGGATGGAACAACAAGAACAACAACCAGCAAAACGAAAGGGTGGACGACCAAAGGGTAGCAAGACAAAGGCAATACCTAAACCAGCACGTCTAGAGTTGGATGGTAAGCGTGTAATTGTGCCTCATCTTCCTGAGAGAGATGCAACAACGACTCAGATTGTTGAATACCTACATCAACAAGACAAGGTGATTGGTCTTCTGCACTTATCGTTGCAGAAGTACCGCGAGATGTTTCGTACAGTCAAGATCAGAAAGGAGATCAGTCCAAATGTCGTGACTAGTCTTGCCGCGGTTGGTCATAGCATGGCACAGATCCAACGTGCTATGGGATTTGGTAAGGACATTTGGCATCAGCGTGAAGACATTAGAGCGGCATACGAGGAAGGGCGCTCAGCACTAGAAAGTGCGTTGCTATCCAAGCAGGTGGAGATGGCACTTGATGGCAATGAGAAGCTTATCGTGTGGCTCGGCAAGGTGATGCTCGGTCAGGTTGATTCGCCTACTGTAGCAGTCCAGGTCAATAACAATGGCGTTGGTGCGTCAGTGGTAAGCATCAAAGAGAAAATGGCAGAAGCCAGAAAGAAAGCAGTAACCCAGTTCAACGAGACAGTGGAGGTTATTAACGCAGATATCGTTGACACAGGGAAGGATGAGTAAGGTTGTCAAGGAACCATCAGAGTTCGACAAGCTAGTACTTACGATGAACGATGAAGAATACCAGATCTTCATCGACAGCCTTTCAGAAGAAGAACAAATCAGCCTGATGTACGACCTTGAATGGCAGGGTCGTCCTAAACAACAGCTTCCTACTGGTGACTGGGCAACATTGATCGTGGTGTGCGGTCGTGGCTGGGGGAAAGACTGGTTCGGTTCCAAGGTAATTGGCAAGTGGGCGAAGACGACAGAGAACATTGCCCTCATTGGCGACAACATTGGTGAAGTCCGTGACGTAATGATTGATGGACCGTCAGGCATCCTCAAGCTTGCGCGTCCAGACTTCTATCCTGACTGGAACAAGACGACATCCACACTGGTTTATCCAAATGGTTGCAAAGTCAAAGGCTATTCCGGCCAAGATCCTGAGTCACTTCGTGGTCCAAACAACGGTAAAGCGTGGGTAGATGAGCTATTCAAGATGCGTTATCAAGTCGAGGTCATGGAAGAACTCGATATGACGATGCGCTCTGGGGACAATCCACAGACGCTAATCACATCAACTCCGCGTCCAACAGCTCTTTGTAAAGCACTGGTCAAAGCGCCATCTACCGTCGTTATCCGTGGCACAACCTACGAGAACTACAAGAACAACAAGCGATTCACAGACCAAACAATCGCCAAGTACGAAGGTACACGCCGTGGTCGCCAGGAATTGTATGGCGAAATCCTAGAAGACAATCCAGGCGCATTGTTTAAGACGATTGATATCGATCCTTATCGTGTCAAGAGCTTCATTGAACACGAAGACAAGACAACCACACCTCTTCTCCACGAAATGGATCGTGTTGTTGTCGCTGTCGATCCCGCAACAACCGCCAATGCCGAAACTTCAGACGAAAACGGCATCGTTATATGTGGTCGCAAAGGCGATCACGGTTATGTCTTCGCTGATGAGAGCCTAGTCGGTACACCAAACGAGTGGGGACAGAAGGCAGTTGAATGTTACCGCACATTCAAAGCGGACCGCATTGTCGCGGAAGTCAACCAAGGCGGATTAATGGTTGAGGCAACAATCCGAAACGTCGACACAACGGTTTCATATAAGGGCGTCCGTGCTACTCGTGGTAAGGCGCTTCGTGCTGAGCCGATAGCCGCCCTATATGAGCAGCATCGCATTCATCACGTCGGCTATTTCGGTGAGCTTGAACAGCAGATGTTGGACTTTGACCCTGCGCTGGGACGAAACCAGAAGTCTCCTGACCGTTTGGATGCCTTGGTATGGGCATTGACGGAGCTGTTCGGTGAAACCATCAAGACTCCTTCCATTCACTACCTATAGGGATAAATAGAAAACAAAACCAATAAACAGGGACGTTTCAATGACATCACTAATTCTAAAAGGCATTAAGGCAATGTTGGACAGCAATGAACCAACATCATATCAACCACCGGCTCAAGCAACTGAAAAAAAATCAGGAATGGAAGAGGTGGAGATTGGTCAACTGTCACCAACTGCTCTCCGTAGCTTTCTTCTAGGTGGAGGCGTAGCTGAAGACTATTACGGAACGAGCAACCTTACCTTTCCTATCGTCGCATCACAGGCATTCGAACAGAACTCCGTCACGTACAAATGCGTAATGATGATTGCTAATGGTGTCGCAGCGTTGAAGTACAAGCTACTCAATACTCAGAGTGGAAAACAAATCGACTCTCATCCATTGCTTGACTTGCTTGCACGCCCAAATCCGCTTGAAAGCCGTTACACATTCCTCTCACACGTTGTAGCAGACATCCTGCTTGATGGTAATGCATTCATCGAAATGGTTAAGATCAATAACCAGAAAGCTCCTGGCCGTTTATGGACACAGCGACCAGACATGGTACAGATCCAGGTCGGTCAATCACGCCTTCCATTCTCTTACACATACTCAGCTGGTGGCGTTGAAGTAGGTCAGTCAAAAATCTATCCTGTTGATCCTGTTACCGGTCAATGTGATGTCCTACACCTAAGTTCGTATGCACCACTTCGTGAGAATTCAAATGGTCGTGGATTGTCGCCAGTCCGAGCAGCTTGGTTGTCTGTCCTTACTCACAACGAAGGTGCAAGGTTCAATCTCAACCTGATTAAGAACGGCGCAAAACCCTCTGGTGTCCTAACGAGTGAGGAGAATCTATCAACAGAGCAAGTAGCCGACCTTAAAGGTACTCTTGCACAGAACCATCAAGGCTCCCGAAATGCTGCAAAGCCAATGTTGCTCGGTGGTGGTCTGACTTGGCAGAGCATTTCACTATCACCAACAGACCTTGGCTACTTGGAAGGCAAGGACTCAGTAGCTCGTGACATTGCGACGGTACTTGGCGTCCCACCAAACCTGCTTAACCTCCCTGGCGACAACACTTACAACAACGTAGCCGAAGCAAAGCTTGCCCTGTATGAGGAGACAATCATTCCTCGCGCAAGGCAGATCGTAGAGGATTTCAATCGCTGGCTGGTCCCATTGTTCGGACCAAACCTATCCCTTGAGATCGACGAAGACGCAATTCCAGCACTTGAACCAAAGCGTGCTGAGAAGTGGGCAGCAATAATGGCTTCCACTATTCACACAATCAATGAGAAGCGTGCATTGCTCGGCTTTGAACCAGTGGACAACGGCGACGAAATCCTTGTTCCATCCAACATGCTCCCATTGGCAGAGACCGTCATCGATGACAACGAAGAATTGAAAGACGATGAAGATGAGGAAGACGAAGACACAGATGATGGCGACGATGAATGAGATCCAAGATACCGCCTCGAGTAAGGCAAAGGCTTCGTAAAGAGTTCCTTAGACAGCTGTTCCGTTTTGAGAAGTCGCTTCAATCCAAAGTGAAGCGCATCTTTGTCGCGCAAGGTAAGACTCTAGCCAAACAATACAGCACACACCAGGAAGTCTCGTCGGCGGTGTTGAAACTTCACCAGGAGCAGTTTTTAACAGTTCTCAAGACTCACTACAAGATGGTTATGCAGACGTTTGGTGATCGCATCCATCGTTCTATCAAGTCCTCTGTATTTGACACAGCCATCCAAGCATACATCCAGGCCAATGCCCTATCGACTGTCAACGACATTGACGACACAACGGTCGACATTATCAAGACGGTGATTGCCAACGGTCAGGAAGATGGCCTCACCACTGCTGACATCGTAGCAAACATCCTGGATCGAACCTCAGATGACATGGTGGAAGACCGTGCTTGGGTAATTGCACGTACTGAAATGCACGCCGCTGCCAACTACGCATCGGTAGCAGCTGCCGCAGATACAGGATTGACCCTGAATAAAGTGTGGACGGCGACCGGTGATGACCGAACTCGTGAAGCCCATCAAGAGGCGGACGGGCAATCGGTCCCACTCGATGAACCGTTCGATGTTGACGGGGAAGACGTCGATCAACCAGGGGATGGCTCAGCCGAGAATTCAGTGAACTGCCGTTGTTGTGTGGTCTTTGAACAGGTTTCGGATGAGGAATCGTCAGACGACACATAAATAACAGCACAACAACAAAGCAAGGACGCTTGAATGGCAGCTAACGAGAAGAAGGTTAAAAACCTCCACCTAAAAGTCAAGTCAGTAAATGATGATGGAACATTCACAGGAATGGGCTCCGTATTCGGAGTTGTAGACAGCTACGGCGACATCGTTGTCAAGGGCGCATTCACAAAGACTCTTGAAGAACAGAAGGGAAAGATTCGATGCCTATGGCAGCACGATCAGACACAGCCAATCGGTGTCTTTACAAGCCTAATCGAGACTGATGAAGGTTTGCAAGTAGAAGGCAAGCTCACATTAGGCTCAACCGGCGGCGCTAATGCGTACGCGTTGATGCAGGACGGAGCAGTAGATGGACTATCAATTGGCTTCCAAACAATCCAAGACTCCTTTGACCAGCAAACCGGCATTCGCTACATCAAGGAAGTGAAGCTCTGGGAAGTTTCCGTCGTTACTTTCCCTGCGAACGAAGAAGCAACAATTACCAGTGTAAAGAGTGCTTTCGACACGCTTAACCAAAAACAGGCAGTCCTAGTCCTTTCATTCATAAATAACCTCAAGACGTCACCTGTGACCCAGGAGCCGCAAGTCGCTAGCGAAGTACTCGTTAGTGAGGAGCACTCCGAAAAGTCAGAGGCCGACAAAGATAATGCTGATGAGCCGCAAATGGATTTGCACTCGTTGGAACAACTCTCCGAGTCACTAAAACAATTAATCAAGTGGCAGGAGAACAAAAACAAGGAAGTTAAAAATGAGCGCAGAAATTAACACAAAGCTTAATGAGCTCGGTGGTCTCGTTGAACAGCTAAAGACAGCAACCGAAACAGGTCGTACAGATCTTGAAGGTAAGTTGACCGCAGCTATTCTCGACACAAAAAAGGAAATCGACGGTCTTAAGCTTGCACTTGCTGAATCAACACGCGTAAGCAACCAGACCGAAGAGAAGGCACGTACAGGATACGACAATGAATTCAAGTCATGGATGCGTAAGGGTACAGAAATCAAGGCTGTTCAGGGCTTGGTTGGCACACCAGCGGACGGCGGCTATGCTGTAACGCAGCTTATCGACACTAACATTACTCGTCTTTTGCAGGAAACATCTGACCTACGTCAAGTAGCAAAGATTTATAACCTAAGTGGAACAAACAACTACATCCATAACATCAGCCAGGCAAACGCAGGCTATTCATGGGGTACTGAAACCACAGCATTCGCAACAAGCAACTCGCCAACACTTGGTCAGGTAATCATCACTCCATCACCATTGACAGCAACTCCAGAAGTTAGCTTGCAATTGGTGGAAGATGCAAACTTCGACGTAGAGTCTTGGTACCAGATGGAAGTTGCAGACGTTATCGCACGTGCTGAGAACACAGCATTCGTTAACGGTTCAGGTACAAACCAGCCAAAGGGCTTCTTGCAGTACACACAGAACGCATTGAACACTGGTCGTACAAACGCAGTAGCAACAGGATTAAACACAATCACTTCTGTAACTGCTGCAACAATCAGCTCAGATGACATCTACGCATTGGTCTACTCAATCAAGCCAGCATATCGCAAGAACGCTTGCTTCGTTATGAACCGTACTGTGATCCAGACGATCATGACATTGAAGGCGACAACTGGTGCGCCATTGTGGCAGCAGTCTATGCAGGTAGGTCAGCCATCAACATTGGTTGGCTTTCCAGTATATGAGTTCAGCGACATGCCAGCTGGTCACGCAACAGGCACCCTAGCAATCACATTCGGTGACTTCTCACGAGGTTACACAATTGTTGATCGCGTAGGTTTGACTGTAATGCGTAACCCATACTTGAACCCAGGCTTCGTACAGTTTTACACACGTAAGCGTACAGGCGGCGGTCTTGAGGACGGCACTGCACTGACCACATTGATTATCAGCTAATACCTGATTCGAGATGGAAGGAATAGGAAGGGGCGTCTTAACGGCGCCCTTTTCTTTTGCGGCTACATAAATACTCCAACAAGGAGCACAAATGAAAGTACGCGCACTCAACCATCTTAGACAAACAGTTGGCAGTCTTTCCGTAGAAAGGGTGGTCAATACCATATTTGAAATCGATGATGAAACCGGTCTGGCGGCTGTCGAAGCTGGATTGGTTGTCGCCGTGGAAGACGAAGTAGCCAAGCCAAAAAGAAGCTACTACACCCCAAAGAACCGTGAGACCAAATGAACAACGTAAGTTACACATTCACACAAACAGGGGCAGAGCCAGTTGCCCTAACCGACGCCAAGAACTTTCTTCGTATTGACCAGACATCCGACGATTCTCTTGTTGGCGCACTCATTACTTCAGCACGTTCAACTGCTGAAAAGTATATCAACAAGCTGATCGTCCAGCAGACTGTGACGATGACGATGGACAGCCTGCCTTGTGGCATTGGCTTCAAGCTTCCATACGGCCCGGTTCAATCAGTAACGTCGATTACCTTGACAGACAACACTGGCACTACAACAACCTGGAATCCAAGCAACTATATCGTGGATCTCTCCGGTCAACGAATTGTCTATGCAACGGCAGCCACCTTCCCATCGAGCTACAACGTTGCCAATGCAGTGGTTGTCACATACGTCGCCGGCTACGGCCTGCTCACGGACATGTCGGGTGTTCCTTCAGGCATCGTTCAGGCAATCAGACACCTTATCTCGGCTTCCTATGAGAACCGAGAAACAGCAGAGGCAGTACCACCACTGGTCTGCACACTGCTATCACCATTCAAGAAGTACGCAATCTAATGCCGCAGCCAAAGCTCAAATCTTCAGACCTTCGTTGTCGTGTCAATATCCAACGAAAGACTCTCACACCAGACGGTATCGGAGGCAATACGGTTTCTTACACGACCTATGCCACCGTATGGGCAATGATTCAGGACTGGAAAGGCAAAGAGAACTATCGCGCAGAACGAACGGAAGGGTTGACATACCAACGAGTGGTGATCCGAGCAGGCACCGATGTCGAGCTATCTGATGTCGTTGAATTCCAAGGTCGCCTAATGCCAGTCAAGTATATGAGCAACATGGTGGATGGCGCTGCACGCTACATTGACATGCTGTGCATCGAAGGCGATCCAGTAGGCGGTCAGTAATGGTTGGCTTTGCTGTACAGATTACGGGGTTAGACGCAGTGAGCACGACCAATATTCTTGATGGCGATTGCGCCTTGGGCGGTCAAGTTTTGTGATGGCTTGGTAAGGATCCCCATCAGGGATCTTGATTAAAAGATCCCCTCCGGGGAGTCTCCGGTTACCAAGCCAAGAGACCCCCAAAGTGTGCCACGACGTACTACAAGACCCCACGTTTTTTCGATTTCTATCGCGCATTGACCAAGAGTTTGCCGCTGCGACCCGGGCCGGGCGCTGTCCTGGTTGCTCCGGGCCACTTCATGTAGCGGATTACCCGCGCAAACCCCGTGGCTGCCCGGCCGCGGTGCACGAGGAGTATTCCCGACGCCTGAGCTTTACCTGCGGCCGGTGCGATGCGCGATCGACATCGCCGTCGGTGCGCTTTGCTGGCCGCCGAGTGTATGTGTCGGTGGTACTGATGTTGCGATCACCGCCCGGCAGCGCCTCGGGCAAAGAGCTTTGCGAGGAGTTCAGCATCCCGGCGTGCACGCTCAAGCGCTGGCGCACATGGTGGCGGGAAAGTTTTCCGGCGACACCGTTCTGGCAGTCGATGCGCGCGCGGTTCATGCCGCCACTGGCGATCGAGGGACTGCCGCAGAGCCTATTGGAACGCTTTGAGGGGGAGGCGATGGCCGATCGACTCACTCAGGCATTGCGATGGATCGCGCCATTGAGTACGCGGATGCCGATCAGGTAATCCGAGGCGCGTCGCGTTCCCGCAGAGGATGCCGATAGCCTACGTCAGGGCGGCTTTGTAGCCTGCGATCCCATGAACGGCGCCGCGTGTGGCGTCGCGATGGGAGTGACCTTGAGTTCCGAAGACGATCTACCGCAGCGAGATCGCTGGGCGCGGCTGCGCTTCGCGATCGTGGGGCCGCTGCTGGCCGCGCCGCCCGCCGCCGGCGATCTGCATGAGGCGCTGACCGTGTTGGCGGCGAAGACCTGGCGACATCCGTTCACCGGGCTCGACGTGCGCTTTGGCGTCTCGACGATCGAGCGCTGGCTGTATGCTGCCAAGAAGGCCGCGGATCCGGTCAAAGTACTGCGTAATCAGGTACGGC